CGTTAGCCTGCAAGGAGATAAGAAAATGGGAACATTACGAATTGTTTGCCCGAATTGTGAAGCCACTCACCTTACAAATGACCCACTTGAATTGGACAGGTTTTGGGATCACGGTTTACATTGTAGATTTTGTGGTGGAAATTTAAAAGAGGGTAAAGAATCATTGGATGAAATGCGAGACAATATCTTTGCCAACAGATACCAAAGAGAAAAAAACAAAATCCAGAGGGAATGGTGTAAAAATATCGAACTTGGAAAATCTCCATGTGTATTGTGTGGCAGACCAGATCATAGAGGGACTGAATGTCCCCATTATCCTTCCGATGAAAAGAAAACAAAAAGACTGAAAGAAAGAGTGTTAATGAGAATTTCGACCCATATAGCAAACCATGAAACATGCCCTATCTGTGGGGAAAATTCGGAGCATGTTGAGCATGTTCTTAGGTGTTTAAATTGTGGTTTGGTTTATGGAGATGAAAAAAGGTAAAAATTAAGTGATGGGTAGATTTATGATTCCGGTTTGTTGTATTTGCGGAAAAGCATCTAAAAAATGGCATGAACTTGCATGGGAAAATGCGGGGGGGTTACAAGATTTTTGTCCCAAGCATGCTATCTTAATACAACAAACTTATGGTAATTTTATGGAATGTTTGGCCCCTCATTTAAGGCGGGCTAACCAATCGCTTGAGACGGATGGCCAAAAAGACGGCCACCGCTCAGCTTGATCGTTAGGCCAACCAAACAAAAAGGAGGCAAAAATGGAAAAATTTCGTTGGTACAAAGGGGATTCGGATCGTTGTTGGGAGTGCGGGGAGAAGTTCCCGACTGCGCACCTCCAGGCCGAGGCCGAGGCGCATGAAAAACGGCACCCCGGCTTTCGACGGGCGAACACAAGATGTCCTCGTCACAATTACGGGGCAACAGCCTTATTTGAAAGAGACTGCGAATTCACAAATATAGCCTAACAAGCCGATTCAGCCGACCGAAGATGCACGGCGGCTCAGCTAACCGTTAGCAAGGGGTGAAAATATGAGATTCAGGCACAGGGACGGCGAGATTGTTTATGTGGCGGAGGGGTCGGCGGGGAAGTACACATTCTACAAATCGTCCAATCCGGACAAACAAAAAGGGCGGCGTATGAAAATCAGGATCGTGCCGCAATGGTATCCGACGTTTTTCGATGCGGAACGGGCGTTAAGGGATTATGCGGGAAAGGCCGGGTTAAAAAATGCTTGACATTTCTGAAACCATGTGCTTAGACTGGGGGCGGTTAAACTTACGTGGCGGCTGTCGCCCCCGTCCGGGCGGTTTTTTTTGGTCGCTCATTCATGTCCTGAGACTCCCCGTTTCCGCGAGGGCGGGGGCGCTTCCATGTCGGCGCAACCAAGTCTCAGGATTTTTATTTTGGCGGGGAGTCGAGGGGCCGGTTAAATTACGTGGAGGTTATTATGGGTAACGTGATCAAATTTCACAGCCAGGGCAAGGAGTACCCACTTAGCATCCTGGATGCTGATGGGCAGAACTGGGTCTATTCTCAGCAGGTCGCCGAGGCGATGGGCATTAGAAACATCCGGAGCCTATTGCAGGATCTCATAGGGTCCCGCGAAATCACTGAGGAAAGACATTACCGTAGGGTCACCCTACAGAATTCTTCTCCGGGAAACCCGACGCGGACCATCCTCTCCTACCGAGGCGTCATCCGCGTCGCCATGCGGTCCCAGGGGCAGCGGGCCAAGGAATTCCGGGACTGGGCCGAGGAGGTGCTGTATCAGGTCATGACGACGGGCAGCTACCTGGATCCGGGGGCCGTGGAGAAGGCTCACGAGCTGGGGCTGCAGCGAGGGATTTCCCTGGCGGTGATCGCGGAGCAGGGCGGCCTGACCGTCAAGGCCGTGGCCAAGTTCTGTTATTTCCGGAAGTTGGGCGCCACGCAGAAAGAGGCGGGGGCCGTTTGCGGGCTCACCCGGGATCGGGCCGGCCGTCTCGAGAGGCATCTCAGGGAGACGGGGATCCACTTCCAGTCGGTTCACGGGCTCAAGCGGGACCGGATGTTCCTGGATGAATTATGCCAGGCGGAAGGAGGTGCCTCATGACCGAGAATCGCGAAAGAACCTATATTGACGACGCGGTGGACGATCTGTACAGCGTCCAGGGCCAGATCGGGGCGGTCATCTACCTGATGGGCGGTTATGATGCCCGGCTGGACCGCGTTCGTGAGGATCTCCGGGCGTTTCTGGCGAACATCCGGGACCAGGTGACGCAGACGTGCGCGTTTCTGGGGGACGGGCAGAGGATGGAAGGGGAGAAAGGGTGAAACGGGGAAACGGGGAAAATAAAAACTTGTCACTCGTAACTCGTCACTTGTCACTCAAAAAAACCTTGACAATTTACTTGAATTAGTTTAGCTGAACTAAAACATCAAAGTATCAATTCGGGCATGATTATAGAAAAGCCCGGCCATCGATGAGACCTGTTTACTCGTCAGTGGCCGGGCTTTTTATTTTTGTAGCCGTTCACTGAACCCTGAACCCTGAACCTCTGAACCCAAGAGAGGATGTGTCATGGCCGCCACCGTTCAGTATGTGCCGAAAGAAAAGATCTACCCGTACCTGGGCTATGCGTGGCCGTCGATCGGAGTGGCGTTCGTGCGGGAGGATCTGCCCGGAATGGTTAAGGAATTCGTGGAGGCTCACGAGCGGAGGCATTTGATCCAGCGCCGGGACAGGCACTGGATATGGCTCGAGCTGGACGCGACGATATTCCTGGACTGGAAATTGTTGCCGGGTTTCATGGCGGCGTTTTGCATGAGCATGACGCCGGCGAGGCTGCGGCTGCTCTGGCGGCGATTGAGGGGGGAGAAATGATCGAAATCTTCGAGACCGGAATGGACGCGCGGTTTGCGTGCCCGTGCTGCGGGAAAAACTGGATCGATCCCCGGGTCGAGATGCTGGTGAAATACATCCGGAAGAATACCGGAGAGGCGCCCGCGGTCACGAGCGGGTACCGGTGCGAAAAGCATAACCGGGCCGTCAAGGGATCGGAAACGTCGAGCCACCTCAAGGGGCTGGCGGTGGATCTCGAGTGCAAGAGGAGCCGGCCGAGGTACCGGATCATCGGTGCGGCTCTTGCGGCGGGCGTGACGCGGATCGGGATCGGGCGCGACTATTTGCACCTGGATATCGACCGGCAGAAGGATTCGAGAGTGATATGGATGTATTGAAAAAATACAGGCCGCTCATCGTGGCCGTTCTTTTCGCGCTGGCGGTGATGGCCTGGATTTCGTGGGGAGGGGGATAATGGATCGTGCGATGTATGTGCTGATTTGCCTGCTCAGGCCGGTCACGCTGCAGCATCTGCCGTGGCTGCCCTGGTGGGGCTGGACGATCGCGGCGCTCGCGAGCGTGCTGTGGCTGCTGGTGAGTTTCACGGCGTTCGCGCTGGAGGGAATCCCATGAATCTCGATATGACCGGGATCGGGTCCGTGGCTAATTTCGCCGGAAAGCTGGTGGATTTTGTGGGCGGGTTTTTCCCGGAGAAGATGAGCGATGCGGAAAAGGCCCAGGCCCAGCTCGCGATTCAGCAGATGGTGGACACGCGGGATACGGCCCTGATCGAGGCGCAGAAGAGCATCATCGTGGCCGAGATGCAGCAGGCCGACACCTACACCAAGCGCGCGCGGCCCAGTGTGGTCTATGCCGGGCTTTTCTTCATTTTCCTGGTGCATGTGGCGTTCCCGATCATTTCCTACATCGCGAATCAGAAGCTGCCGACCCTGTCGCTGCCCGAGGAGTTCTGGTGGGCCTGGAGCGGCGTTTGCGCGGTCTGGGTCCTGGGGCGGTCGGCGGAGAAGCGCGGCGCCGGAAATACACTGACGAAGCTGATCACGGGGAGCAAATAAATGGAGTGGCAGGTGGTGGCGCTCACCGTGTCGATGATCACGCTGGCGAACGGAGGGTTTTTGTGGGCGGTGAGGTGGATGCTGAACAATTACCGCCAGGAGGCCTCGGAGGACCTGGAGACGATCCGGGCCGCGATCGCGAAGGAGAGCGATCGGCGCGAGAGGCTGCAAAAAGAATTGTCGCGGCTTAGAGAGAAACTGCCCGAGGATTACGTGCGAAGAGAAGACTGGATCATGGGTTTCTCCCGCATGGAACAAAAAGTGGATGCGATCTGGGAATTTCTTCATAGTTCCTATGCGAAGGCGCCGCGGAACGGAGGTAGGGATGATCGAGAATTTTGAGCAGAAACGACGAGAAATGTTGCGGTGGCGCGTGTTGCAGGTCTTGAATACGGGCAGGCCCTACCCGGTCTCCGAGGAGTTGCTCATGGGCACCATCGCCGGCGACGACATGCCCCTGACCCCGCGGGAGCTGCGGGTGGAACTGGACTATCTCCGCGACCGGGCCCTGATCGAGATCAGAAACGAGGGCACGCCGCACTGGTCGGTCGTGCTGACCCGGTACGGGGTGGACCTGGTGGAGTACACGATCGAGTGCGATCCGGGGATCGCGCGGCCCAAAAAATACTGGTGATAAAAGTTGCAAAACAAATTTTATATAACGCGGCGCCGCCGCTGAGGGGTTGATTCGGATGCCGCAGAGATCCGCAGTGGACATGCTGCCCGACGAGATTCGACAGGCGTTGGAGCAAAAACTCCTCCGCGGGGGATTCTCGGACTACGCGGGCCTGGCCGAATGGCTCGCCGAGCAGGGTTTTGAGATTTCGAAGAGTTCCGTGCACCGGTTCGGGCAGAATTTCGAGGATCGGCTCAGGTCGCTGAAGGTGGCGACGGACCAGGCCAAGGCGATCGCGGAGGCCTCCGAGGACGATGCCGGGGCCATGAACGACGCGTTGATCCGCCTGGTGCAGACGAAAACATTCGAGCTGCTGGTGGAACTAGAGACCAGCGACAAGAACCTGCCCAAAATCGGCATGATGGTGGCGAAGCTGGCAAGAGCCGCGGTGCAGCAGAAGAAGTGGCAGACGGAAGCGGAGGAAAAGATCAGGCAGCAAGCCATCGAGGATGCGGTCGACCTGGTGGAGGGCAAGGGGTTGCTGGACGCCAAGACGATCAAAGAGCTGAGGGAGCAGTTATTGTGAGAGCGCGCGGGGCCGCAAAAAACATTCCCGAAGATCCGGACCGCGTTTTCCTGTCGTACCAGGATCGCTGGGTCGACGACCACAGCCGGCTCAAACTCATGGAGAAGAGCCGGCAGATCGGGATCTCCTGGGCCACGGCCTATGGGGCCGTGGAAAAGACCGCTCCGAAGGAGAACCGGAACGACCAGTGGGTGAGCAGCCGCGACGAGATCCAGGCCAGGCTTTTCCTCGAGGATTGCGCCCGGTTTGCAAAGATGTTGAACGCGGCGGCAAAGAATATGGGCGCGATGATCATCGACGACGAGAAACGGATCAGCGCCTACGTGCTCCACTTTGCCAACGGCAAGAGGGTCCACAGCATGTCGAGCAACCCGGATGCCCAGGCCGGGAAGAAGGGCGGGAGAATTCTGGACGAGTTCGCGCTGCATCCGGATCCGAGAAAGCTCTACACGATCGCCTATCCGGGCATCACCTGGGGGGGAGAGCTGGAGATCATCTCGACTCACCGGGGGAGCGCCAATTTTTTCAACGAGCTGGTGGAAGATATCAAGCACCGGGGCAACCCGAAAGCTTTTTCGCTGCACACGGTGACGCTCCAGGATGCACTGGACCAGGGATTTCTCTATAAACTTCAGCAGTTTCTGCCGGACGGGAACGAACTGCTGGACATGGACGAGGCCGGGTATTTTGACTTTATCCGTTCCGGCTGCGCGTCCGAGGAGCAATTCGCACAGGAATATATGTGCGTGCCGGCGGACGACGAGGGCGCGTTCCTGTCTTACGATCTGATCGCCGGGTGCGAATACCGGCCCACGGACGCCTGGGAAATGACGATGGACGGGTACGTGGGGGACCGCCTGACCGATGCGCTTTACATGGGCGTGGACGTGGGCCGCGCGCGGGACCTGACCGTCATGTGGGTCATCGAGCCGGTATCGGGGCTGGCGCTCACCCGGAAAATCGTCTGCTTGCAGAACGTCACTTTCTCCGAGCAGGAGGCTACGCTGTACGAGCTGCTCGCCCTGCCTCAAATGAGACGGTGCTGCATCGACGACACGGGCCTCGGCATGCAGTTCGCAGAGCGCGCACAGCAGAAATTCGGAAAGTACAAGGTCGAGGCGGTTCGGTTTACCGGGCCGGTCAAGGAGGAATTGGCCTATCCGGTGCGTGCCGCGTTTGAAGACAAGGCCGTCCGGGTTCCGAGGGACGACCATGTGCGGGCTGACCTGCGTGCGATCCGGAAGACCACCACGGCCGCCGGGAACATCCGGTTCGATGCGGACCGGGGCCCCGGGGGGCATGCGGACCGGTTCTGGGGGATCGCTCTGGCGCTGCATGCCAGGGGGAGCAACGTGACGGCCGCCTGCGCCGGCACGGATCCCAAACCCGTGAGAAGTTCGGTCAGCAGAGGCAGGGGAGTGATTTCGCAAACCGGCGGGATTTTCGGGCGATTCAGACGGGGGGAGCAGAGAGCACGGAGCATGGGGCACGGAGCAGAGAGCATGGAGCATGGGAAAGGGAGATCGGAAGGTGAAACGGTGAGACGGTGGGGCTAAGGGAAAAAATAGCGCGGAGGCTGGCGCCGCAACTCAAAAACGATACGGAGATACGCGACATCGTCCGCGACGAGGTGAAGCGGGCGCGGATGGCGCTCCCGGCGGGATCCAGCTTCGACCCGCATGGCGAGGGATATCGCAGGCTTATGGGCGGGCAGAGGCTCCGGGATCTCCTCGGGGTCGACCAGGTCCGGATGTTCGAGGTGGCCTACTGGATGTGGGACAATTCGGCCATGACCAAGGGCCTGGCCAGCATGGACAGGGCGTTTCTGTTCGGCGAGCCCGTGACCATCGAGGCGGCGGACGAGGACGTCCAGGTGATCGTCGACCGGTTCTGGGATGATCCCGAGAACAATATGAACATCGAATACCCCAACCTGGCCATGTGGCTGGGATTGCTGGGAGAACAGTGCTGGCCCGTGACCGTGTATCCGCAGAACGGGGCTTGCGTGCTGGGATACGAGGACCCCTCTGAAATCGCGGATATATATACGAGCCGGCTCAACAAAAAAACGGCGGTGCAGGTGGAGATGGCAGGCGACGGGGGACGGCCCGGGAAAAAGTACCAGGTCGTCAGGATCGACCGGGATCCGCGATCGAAAACATACGGAAAGCTGGTGGGAGAATGTTTCTTCTTTGCCATCAACCATCCGCCCAATTCCCCCAGGGGCCGGTCGGATTTTCTGACGCTGTTCGACTGGATCGACGGGCTCGAGCGGTATGGATATAATTTCATTGAACGGGCCGAGCACCTCCTGAATTACGTGTGGGACATTACGCTCAACGGCTATACCGAGGATGAGTGCCGGGAATGGCTCAAGAACAACCCGCCGCCCCAGCCGGGCAGCCAGCGCGCCCACAACCAGGAATGCGAGTGGAAAGCGGTGGCGCCGGACATCAAGGCGCCGGACGCCCGGGCCGGATACGACATGGGAAAGAGCTTTATCATGGGGGCGGCCCGGAGGCCCGAAAGCTGGTTCGGCGGAGGCGGAAAGGCGTACCAGACCGAGGCCGAGCAGTTCGGCCAGGTCCCGCTGAAGGATCTGGACGAGCGGCAGTTGCTCCACAAGCATATCATCAAAATGCTGGTGACGTTCGCGGTGGACCAGGCCGTGATCGCGGGCCGGCTAAGCGAGGAAAAGGCCGCCGCGGGATTCACGGTCAATCTCCCCGAGCTGAGCAAGAAGGATCTCAGCAAGGCCGGAACCGTGGTTTCCCAGCTCTCCACCGCTTTGATGGTGGCGGAAACCCAGGAATGGGTCAGTCACGAGGAGGCCGTGAAGATCTGGGCGTTCGTGGCCGGGTTTCTGGGTTACGAGATCGATCCGGAGGCTCAACCGATGGAGAAGGCAGGCGGCGAAGGCGACGACGAAAACGGGGTGACGGCGGATTACAGGAAAACGCCGTTGAGGGTGGTGACGGGTGACAAGGCGGGAAAAAGCGTATAACCGGAAGCTCCGGGACTTGATGGATAACGTGGGGAAACTCGAGGACCGGGAGGTCGAAAAGGTCGTACAGATCCTGGAGACGGCCCGGAAAGACGTGGCCGCGATGGTCGCGTCGACCGAGTGGGAGGCCTATTACATTCCGGAGATGAAGGAGGCGGCGGCGCGGGCCGTCGACCGTTTCAAACAGCAGTATATGGGACAGCAGAACGATTTTTTGAGCAATATGTTCAACGCGGGGATCGACATGGTGGACTCGCCGCTCCAGTTCGCGGGGATCCGGACGCTGGCGCCGGAAATTTCCAGAACCGCGCTCGAGATCGCCCAGGGGTATTCCGCGGACCTGATCAACGGCCTCACGGCGGACGCGCTCAAGAAAGTCAATACCGAGCTCGTGCTAGGGGTCACCGGCGGGAAAAAGCCGTTCGACGTGATGAAGGCGATCGGCCGGAATCTGGATGACAAGAGCGTTTTCAAGAGCATCTTCCACCGGGCCGAGGCGATCACCCGGACGGAGGGAGCCAGGATCAACAGCAGCGCCAGGGAAGTTAGGATGCGGGGGACCGTGGGCAATACGGATCCGGAAATGACGTGGGAGAAGAAGTGGATCAGCTCTGGCAAGGCGAAGCCGCGGCCGCACCACCGGGAGCTGGACGGGGTCCGCGTGCCGGTGGATGAGGATTTCCCGTACGGGCTGCCCTACCCGCATGCGCCGGGCCTGCCGGCCGAAGAGGTCGTGAATTGCGGGTGAATGCATGTGCTCACTTCTCCGGACTGGGAGAAGCTGCCCAGGGAATGGAACTCGATCGAGTATATGGATCGAGCGGCGTGGGACTAACGAAGAGAAGCGTTCAGCAATAACACGGGAGGAAAACATGGCCAAAGACAAGGGCAAAGAAGAAATGAAAGAAGAAATGAAGGCGCTGAAAGAGGCGCTGGAGGCGAAGACCCTGGAATTTGCCGAGCTTGCCAGGCACCATGACGAGGCGTTGAATAAGGTCGGGGAGCTGGAAGAGAAGCTGGAGGCGGGAGGCAAGGAGCTCGGCGAGGCATTGGATAAAATCGCGGAGCTGACCGCGAAAAACGAGGAGCTGAACACGGCGCTGTTCGACAGGGAGACCGGCGGGAAAGACGTATATATCGAGCCCGACGTCGAGGAGCCGGACCTGGACGGGGACGATCTGGCCCTGCTCGAATCGGCCTGCGCCGCGTATAAGATCGGAGAAGAGCATATCGTGAAAATGCGCATCGAGGTGGACGAGAACGGCGGCAAGACGGCCGTCGTCCTTACGGCGGGCGGATCGAAAGTCAGCTACCATCGAGGCGACGAAAAACGGGACGATTTTATGCCGTTGACCCCCATCCAGGTGGACGGGAAAGTCCGCAGGAAAATGCGGCCGGTGACCGGCCCGAAGGGTTTCGCGACGGAAAAAGCATAGGGTTAGGAGGCGACGATGCCGTACACGATGAAAAACCCACCGGCCTGGCTCAAAAATTTGCCGGATGGGGCGATCCGGATCGGGGTCGAAGTGTTTAACTCGACCATGAGCGAAAGCGAGGACGAGGAGAAAGCCCGGCAGGCCGCATGGGGAGCCATCAAACAGAAATACGAAAAAAGCGACGGAGGCGAGTGGCGCCAGAAAAACGAGGTGAGCCTCGACGATCTCAGGGTCATGATCTGGAACGCCGTGCAAGGGGTAAACGAAGAGGCGTACCTGACGCAGGTTTACGGCTCGTACCTCGTCTATGAGCAAGACGGCAAATACTACAAACTCCCCTATGCGATCATGGAGGGCGCGGTGCAGCTCGGCACGGAGCCCGTAGAGGTGGAGCGGGCCTGGATCGAGGCGAGAAGCAGCCAGGAAATCGCCGCCGACGAGCTGACGCTGGACATGAGGCTCGCGTCCGCACAGGATGCCGAGGGGTCGGTCTGGGACGTGGTGATCGCGGAGCCCGG